AAACTCTTCCATGTTGATTGTTTTAGCAAGCTGGTCAACATAGGAAAGAGCATCAATCAAGTCATCGTGAACCTGAGTTGACGGGAACATCAAATACTGGTCAACAAACTCAGACCAGTCTTCATCACTATTAAGGATAATGCGGGAGTGTTCAAAGTTTCCTTGAAGGCTCCACATAATCCTGTCAGTCTTCTTCTGATTACCGTGTGTTAATTCTTCAATGTGAAAGTAATTGTTATACCTTCTCATCAAGGATTGTAGCGGCCCCAATACTGCCTGCCTTGCCATACCCTTCTCAATCCCTACCGCCATCGGTTTGTATTCTTCTACATTCTTAAGAATACGCATGGCTGTTTCATCGATATCCCAACGACCATGCTCAATCTTCTCTACAAACCATTTACCATCATCAGTGGCCTTCACTACTGCAATAGCACTCTGGTCTAGGCGCTTCTGTGCAGCGGTGCTGGCATTGGCTACATCCTTAAACCCAGCCAAGTCAATCGCTATATACCATGAACCTTCCTTAGGTTCACTGCCATACTTTAACCATTCTTCTTTAAACATTCCGCTACCGCTGTTGGTAAAGGAAGCCATAAACTCTTGGTTAAAGTGAAAGCTACTTAGTGTTTCCTTTGCTGCTTGTATCTCTTCAGGATCAATCGTGGGATTGTCTTTGGTAGTCAGATGCCAAGACTTCCAATCTTTACTATCCGACTCACCGGTTTTGAATGCGTCATAAAACCAGTTGCGACCATCAGGGGTTGATATAAGAACAGCATCACCTTTTAAGTCTGCCAAAGCAGGTCTAAGAATCTTTGTAAATACATCTTCCTTAACGAACGCTGCTTCATCGATCACACAGAAATACAACTTCAATCCTCGCAGAGCATCAGGGTTCTCTGCAGACCTAATATGAATCTTCCTACCAGTTACAAGCGTAATGTCCATGTTGTTCACATGCGCTTGCTTTATCACTGGCCTACCTTGGTCTAACAAGGCATCCCAAGCAATCTGCCTAGCCTGACCTAGCGTCGGTGCTACATACACCACTGCAGAGCCTTCAGGAGCCTCTAGCGCCTTTGCTAGAAGCATCTTAATGGCTAGGTTGCTCTTACCACATCGACGACCAGCAGCAATAACCTTAAACCTGTGGCTGTCCTGCCATACCTCTAACTGCCAAGGTAGAAGCGACCAATTAAGTTCCACTGTCAACCTCTACATCTATAACATCATTTGAAGACTCTATCTTTGGTGTAAGACCAGAGATGTTAATAACAATCCCTGACCCTGAGCCAGCATTGGAATCTTTATTCTCAAAGAACGAAGTCGGTAACGCTCTATCCATCAACAACTTTATCGCTGCCATCTGATGCTGGTGGTTGTCATCAAGAGCAATGTTAATTGTCTTCTGAAGAACATTCTCACCGTTAGTTAACAGCATCCTTGCCATTAACTCTTTAATCTTCTGCGCCTCACCGGGAGGACGACCACGACCTCTGGTAGGATCTTTTCTAAGACGCTTCTCTATCTCAGACTTCTTAGGCCGACCACCACGAGTGTTTCGTCGGTTAGCGCCTAACGGTTTTAAGACAGGCTGTTCTGTTAAGACAGGCTCCGAAACCTTAGAGACCTCGGAGACAGTCTCATTTAAAGAGACATCATCTTTAGTGTTCATTTTTTATTTAGTTCTCTTTCTAAAAAGAAAGGCTACTTTGCTTACAATATTGTTCTTCGTCGTTACGCTGTTAGATCGCTTTAGAAAGAGTTTTTTTTCTAAATCTTAATCTTAATGTTCGTCGTCTTACGAAGTCCTATATTAAGGAATATTCTAGCATATTTTTGTTAAAAAGTCAAGAAGTTTCTTTCATAGGCCTTCGCATTGCACAGTTCAATGACGGTCTTCGCAGTGTTCGTTATCGTCTAGTTTGCTTAGTCTTGCTCAGTACTAGATTTAGTATTGTTTATCAAAGACTTGTACTAGATCTAGCATAGTCTATTTTTTCTTTTTTGTAAGTCAATGTTGGTTCATCAAAATTAACACAATTAACCATGACCCCACCCCCGGTATGTTAGCGCTTACTTACATGGTCAAAGCTGACAAGTTAGTCAGTGCTTACATTGCCAGGATCGTTAGTTAGTGCTGACTTACATCATAGTGTTGTATTAATACCACAGTGCAGTGAGGGGCGATGTTGCACCACTATAGTGCATCATTGTGCTATGCAATAAACGCACCACTATAGTGCAATGTTGTATCTGTACCACAATGCACCACTATAGTGCAGTGTTGTATTTATGCAACACTCAGCCAATGTTGGATAGTGTTGTATTTTTACCACACAATGACAATACCTGAGTAGATTTGTCAAGATAAGGGTTTTCCCTAATGTTTTGATGTTGACATAGCGAAACCTAAAACCGTAATATGTAGTCATAGTAGTACATCATCAACGCAGTATCCTAAGAAAGGACTTAAGAATGTTCAACACTATTCAAGCACACAGCATCGAGTGGGATGTCTTAAACGGCTCCGCATCAGATGCAAAGCACCATAAGCATGGTGCAATCGTCAACATCTATTGCTGTGATGGTGACGGCATTGTGCAAGTCTACAAATATGAAGATGGTGTTTTCTCTGTCCTTGATCAAGGCACTTACAGGGGCAAGGCTAGCACACTTGACGAAGCACTAGGCAAGGCCGCTAAAATCCTTAAGAAAGACTATCAAGCCATTTACGAGATGTTTGTCATCGAAGACTAACTTAATCGGATCGGAAAAGGAAAACACCATGATTATCGAATATGACCGCTATGCCATCGCTTCGCACTTTGTATGCGCTATTGAAAACGGAGACTATTCTGGTTTATCAGATGACGAGGAAAAAGAACTAGAAGCTTTTCTAGACACTTTGCCAAGGGGATATCTTACTTGGGACTGGTCGGAGGATGAACAATTCTGCAGGGATAGCGTTACTGGCCTTGCCTCGTCATGCGTTGAGGGTGTTCTTTATGTTGACTCTGCCGCTGTTTAACTAGTGCTATCCTATAGGCGCTTGACCATCAGGCGCTTATGGGGCTAACATTAGCCGATGCAGTAAACCTTCGCAGTATCCTAACTTTGGAGAATGACATGATTGCAATTCAGACTAAATATCTTGGCCCAACTAACAGCCGTGGTTCACGCATTAAGGCGTGGACAGATTCAGGCTTCAGCGTGACCATTTCCTACCCTTATGCACACTCATACGAACTAAGCCACTTTCAGGCAGTTAAGGCGCTTATCGAAAAGCATAAACTAGACTGGGACTTGACCGACATGCGTTATGGCGGCACTGAAGACGGCTATGTGTTCTGTTTTGCTCACTCTATCGTGAAGGAATAAAACCATGAAAAACAAACAAACATTCGATGACTGGTTCGACTCTGAACTCTGCAAGGGAGGGATAGTGTTCTGGCTGGCCTTAATTGTGGCCTGCCTAGGTTTTTATGGTGCTATCGCTTTAGCTTTGGTCATGGGTGGATAACATGGCCTATACAATCAGAAAGCTAGTATATTTCCATTCGGTTTATTGGGATGTCATAGCAGGGCCGAGTGACCAAGACGGGATCGGCTTGTTTGGCAATCCTAAGGTGGCGCAGGCCTTCGCAGATAACCTAAACAAGGGAAAGCCGGTTTCGTCTATCTATGACCGATTAAGGGGTGATGATGAATCCGACATGTGCTGATTGTGGTCAAGTAATGTCGTGGCATTGGAAAAGGCGCTTGTATGCGTGCCGATACTGTTACCGCTTAAACGGCCTTCTAAGCCGATGGTAGAGTGTTGGTATAGGTAGGTATAGGCTAGACTATTCTAGCGGTTTCTATGGCCTTTTAGGGGCCTTTATGGGGGTTTTTATCATGTTAAAAGAGATTGATTGGTCTTCAGTTGAACTAGATGGCATTGACACTAGGGACTATCCTGATTTTTGTGATGCTTATTTGGCTTATGCTGAATTTTTGGACGGCACGCCTTTGTCTGAAGATGAACTAGACGAAGCCATGCTACAATTTACGGACAAAATCTGGCAATTGGCTCATGAAAGGATCAGACTATGAAATGTAAAAGCTGTGATGAGATATTGACAGACTTCGAGTCATCTAGGCGGTCATTGGTAACTGGGGAGTATCTGACCCTATGTCAACGATGTTTTGCTGGTATTAAAGACGATGTGTTGGCCTTCGGCAATCCTAGACTAATGACTGAGGATGACGATGATCAGATTGTCGATCAATTGGACATTAAATTCTACAATGATCCCTTTGACGACATCGAAGACGACATTCCATGGAGCGATAGATGATGAAAGTACTGATTGCGTGTGAATTTAGCGGTACTGTTAGAGATGCTTTCATCGCTAGAGGGCATGATGCAATGTCTTGTGATTTAGAGCCAACAGAAAAACCAGGCCCTCATTATCAAGGCGATGTTTTTGACATCATCAATGATGGATGGGATTTAATGATAGCTCATCCGCCATGCACTCATCTTGCTGTAAGCGGTGCTAGGCACTTTGCTAAGAAAAGGGCTGATGGCAGGCAGCAACAAGGCATTGATTTTTTCATGGCTTTGATAAATAGCAACATTCCTAAATATGCGATTGAAAACCCTGTAGGTATAATGTCAAGCATTTATAGGAAACCGGATCAGATCATTCAACCTTGGCATTATGGGCATGAAACCACAAAAGCAACCTGTCTTTGGTTGAAAGGTTTACCTGTATTAAAACCTACTAATCTAGTTTCAAAGGGGGAAGTATGGGTTTCTAAAAGTGGAAAGAAGATGAGTAAATGGTTTTATGATTCTTCAGTATTGCCTCCAAAAGATAGAGAAAGAATGAGAAACAAAACATTCCAGGGAATAGCTGATGCAATGGCAGATCAATGGGGTTAAAATGATCAATTCCGAACACTCTGATGAAGTGGAGACAGTTGGCACAGTTCTTGCTAATATATTATTACTATATAGTAGTATTGTATTTATAGCACTATTAGCATTTAATCTTTATTATTAATAATTACTATATATCCATAATATTGACTTTATAGCGATAAGGAAAAAACATGGAAGAGAATCAAATCGAAAGAACTATGATCTTCTGTCTACATGATCTACAGGATTTAATCGCTAGCGGAAAGATTGATTTCTATGATGTCGTCTATCGTCTCCACAAAGCGATTCCTAATAAAGATAAGTACTTGGAATTAGCAGCTTCGTCTCTATCTGCGGCTGTCGCTGAAGAAAGGTATTTCAATGCTGAAAACAGAAAGTAAATTATTGCGTCATGCTGCCTGTCCACATTGTCCCTCTTCGGATGGCTATGCGGTCTACGATGATGGTCATGGCTATTGCTTCGTCTGCAATGAGTTTGACAAAACCGCTCAGAACGGCTTAGAAGGGGCTTTTGTTGGCTTAGACATACCAGACCCTAGGGAACAGGTAAACAAAGCCGTAGTGACGCCATTAGGGGCCTTGCTGAGCATTCCTGATCGTGGCATTGTCAAGGAAACCTGCAAATTCTACAATGTGACCCAATCCGATGACGAACACTTCTACCCTTATGGTTCTGGCATCAAAGTCAGAAAGGTTGAAGACAAGGAATTCTATTGGCGCACAAAGTCAGAACAACCCTTGTTTGGAATGGATCGATTCAATGCTGGTGGTAAGGCGGTAACAGTGTTTGAAGGTGAACTAGACGCATTAGCAGGCTTTCAAATGCTAGGTTCAAAGTATCCATGCGTCAGCGTTAAGAATGGTGCTAGTGGTGCGGCAAAGGACTGCCAGAAGGCGTATGAGTGGTTAGACAGGTTCGATAGCATTGTCCTATGTTTTGATGCAGATGAACCCGGTCAAAAGGCCGCTAATGCAGTCGCTGAAATCTTCGGTTCTAAAGTAAAGATTTTCAAACATGCTGAAGGATTCAAGGACGCATGCGATTATTCCAGCGTCAACAAGTCTACAGACTTTGTCAGGCTATGGTGGGCTTCAGAACAGTACATTCCCGATGGCATTATCACAGGATCGTCACTCTATGATCAGGTGATGGCTCCGTTAGAGAAAGCATCGGCATTCTATCCGTTTGCATCACTTAATGACTTGACAGGTGGTATTCGGTCACAGGAAATGGTGGTGGTAACGGCTGGTAGCGGCCTTGGCAAATCACAGTTTCTTCGTGAATGCGTCTGGACACTTCTGACCAGCACTAGCGACAATATTGGCCTGATGTTCTTGGAGGAATCAGTCAGGAAAACAGGCTTGTCTATCATGTCGCTGGCTATCAACAAGCCATTGCACCTAGCAGAGACAGAAGCTACCGATGCAGAGAAACAAAAAGCCTATGACATGACACTAGGGTCTGACAGGCTTTATCTCTATGACAGCTTTGGGTCTAATTCAATTGACAATATTGTGTCTAGGGTGCGTTACATGGCGAAGGGTTTAGAGTGTCGTTATGTTTTCCTAGACCATATCTCTATTGTCATCTCTGACCAGTCGCATGGTGATGAACGCAAAGCCATTGATGAGATCATGACCAAGTTGCGGATGCTGGTTCAAGAGACTGGTATCACTCTGTTTGCGGTGTCGCATCTCCGCAGGCCAGATGGCAACAAAGGCCATGAGGAAGGTGCGGCTACTTCCTTGGCTCAACTGAGGGGTTCAGGAAGTATTGGACAGTTGGCAGACATGGTGCTAGGATTAGAGCGTCATGCACAGTCAGATGATCCTATTGAACGCAATACGACACGGATTAGGGTTATCAAATCCCGCTATAACGGCGAGACTGGCCCTGCTGGTGCGGTTTTATATGACCGTGTCACAGGAAGAATGACCGAAGTTATTGACACTTTATAGGAGATTGTGTTGTGATGACATTCTTATTGGGTGCTGTTTCCTTCATTGGTTTTTTAATCAGGAGATAAAAATGAGCTACTACAATCAAGAAGACTATGTTCACATTGATGCCTACGGCGAACTGCAAGATCAGTTGATCGAGGTTCAACGTGAACTCAAAGGTGCTAACGAAGATGCTGACTTCTTCGAGAAAGAGAATGAAACTCTGAAGATGCAACTTGCTTACCTTGAAGCTAAGTGCAAGACGCTAGAGTGTGCGTTAGACCGCTACAATCTGGTGGTGGCATAGCATGGCTTGGTGGCTGATACTGGTAGTCATGGTCATTTACGCCAGTGTTGGCGTGATGGAAGCAATGCGGGGTAACTGGGCTATGTTCATTGTCTGGTTCGGTTACTCTGTCTCTAACATTGGGCTGGCTTGGCTGGCTTGGAAAGGTTAAACATGAACAGCTTTACAGTGCGGCAGTATGCTAGGGATATGGACATTCCCGAAGGCACTGCTTGGAATATCGTCATCAAAGGTGTTAAGAAAGGGTTGTTTGCGAAGGCCAATAAAGTTAAACTTAATGGTCGGTTCTATCAGACTTATTGCTACCCTGATGAACTAGTCAAGGAAGAGTTTGTGATTCCTGAGAGTTGTTTCTGGAATGATCCATTCAACAAGATAAGGAAAGCAAAATGACTAATAGATTTAATATTGAGCAGGCAATCTTGGATGCTGACATGACAGCAGATCTTAAAGCTGCGTTTGAGCGGCACTGTGATGGGCCATTCATGTCGCATGATGAGGTTGACAACCTGCTGATGGCTCTGTGGCAGATGTCAGAGTTACGCCATTGGAAGCTATGGGATACTTTCTGTCGTGAGTTTGAACTTGACCAGTATTGCCAAAACCCTGAAGCGATAGCACTGCGAGAGCAGATTGAAGCAGGTAAGTTGAAGGAGGATGTAGAATGACGCTAAGTATTGATACTAAGTCTACAACCTCAACAGTAAGCGATAAGCAAGAAGACTGGTATGGTCAGCATCAATGGCAGTGTGGCTATGAGCGTGGATGGGATGCAGCTATGGAGCATAAGCGTGAAGAGTTTGAAAAAACTGAGCCAGTCGTAGCCACACTACGACGACAATTCACAGACCGTGAACTTTTGCAAATAGCGTTTGACGAACTAGAGGAACTTGCCGAGGTTGGGTATGGCAGCCTAACAGTTCTAGAAGCACTGCGTGATCGTTTGTCGCAGCCTGTACCGAAGCCTGTGGCGTGGATGTGCGAGGCCAGTGTATTTGGGTCAGGTGGATGGAAACGAACCGTTGCCTTTGAAAGAAACGACAACGAGTGCTTCAGAAACTGGAAGCCTTTATACGCAGAGCCCCAATCATGTACAGAAATCCGTAAAAACTGCGGAGATTTCCACACGGAATGGGTTGGGCTGACTGTTGAAGAGATTGATGATATATGGAAGACAGAAGTCTTTGATGTTCACTATGGCATTGCTAGGATGGTGGAGGCTAAATTAAAGGAGAAGAACACATGAGCAACGATGATGTCATCGCTGAATTAGAGCGTGAAAACCAGATGCTTCGTGCAAGAAATGAACGACTAGAAAAGGAAAACACATGGCTGGAAGCGGCACTAGCGAACGCACAGATTCAACTGTTGAACAAGGTCAACGAGAGCAACCATTGACACCTTGCAGTAAAGTGTGTAAATTCGACTATTCTAAAGGAAGGTGTTCAGCATGCAAAAGAACCGAAAGAGAACTGATGATGTGGTCGCAGATGACCCAAGACCAAAGAAGGATGATAATGCTGTCGCTAAAGGATCGCCAGTAAGCATCTCAGTCTGCTATAACAGGAACGGCGTACAAGAGATTTATGTGCTATACTCTGATGGCTCTATCAAAGTGAAAAGGGATGACAGTGGCTGGCAACAGATTGGTGTTTCTTGACATAGAGACGAATACCCAACATGATAGGATATGGTGTTGTGTTACTAAGGCTGACGGAGAAGTAAAGGTATGGACGGAAGCAAGAAAGTTGAACGAGTATTTAAAGGACAGCGACACAATCGTTGGACACAATCTCATTTCGTTCGATGCAGCGATCTTGAATCGGCTATGGAATACGAAGATTCGTTTGAGCCAGTGCAAAGACACCCTACTGATGTCGAGACTACTGAACCCAAACCGAGAAGGCGGTCACAGCCTAGCCGCTTTCGGACTAAGATTGAAGAATCACAAGATAGACTTTCAGGACTTCGACGGCGGTCTAACGCAGGAGATGATTGACTATTGTATTCAGGATGTGAACTTACTTGAAGAGGTATACCATGCACTCGAAAATGAGAAAAGAATTCTTGGATTCTCTGAGCAATCAGTGGACTTGGAGCATGAAGTTGCTGCAATCATTGCAAAGCAAGAGCGAAGAGGCTTTAAACTCAATGTGCCTAAGGCTATGGAGTTTGTGGCACTACTCAGGGACAAAGCCGCCGGAATCGAGCAACAACTTCAATCCGTCTTCGAGCCAATCGTCCACACCAGAGTCAGCGAAAAAACAGGAAAGCCCCTCAAAGACAGAATCGAAGTCTTCAACCCCAGCAGTCGGCAGCAGATTTCCAAACGCCTCCAAGAGAAAGGCTGGAAGCCAGAGAAATTTACAGAGAAAGGCCAAGCAATAGTTGATGAAACAGTCCTCGCTAATGTCCCTATTGCTGAGGCTCAACTTATTGCCGAGTACTTGCTGCTTCAGAAAAGGGTGGCTCAGGTTGAATCATGGCTTGAAGCTGTACGAGAAGATGGGCGTGTCCACGGTAAGGTCATCACCAACGGCGCAGTCACAGGACGAATGACTCACAGCAGTCCTAACATGGCGCAGGTTCCATCATGTAGCAGTCCCTATGGTGCTGAGTGCCGTGAACTGTGGATGGTTGAGAAAGGTTACAAATTAGTTGGTATTGACGCTAGTGGTTTAGAATTGCGTATGCTTGCACACTACATGAAGGATCAAGAATATGTTCGAGAAGTCTGTGAAGGCGACATTCATACCAAAAACCAAAATGCCGCAGGGCTTCAAACTAGGCCGCAAGCGAAGACATTCATTTACGCATTTCTCTACGGAGCAGGGCCATCTAAAATCGGGAGTATTGTGGGTGGGGGTGCAAAAGAAGGCCAACGGCTCATTGATTCCTTTCTTGATAACACACCATCGCTCAAAACACTTAGAGCAAAGATTGAAAGGCTGGGCGAAAAAGGATACCTCAACGGTCTTGACGGCAGGCAACTTTTCATTCGTTCCGCACACGCTGCACTCAACACGCTACTGCAGGGTGCTGGTGCGATTGTAATGAAGCAAGCCTTGGTCATTCTGAATAAGAAGATCAAGACTCACAAAATAGACGCACACTTCGTAGCGAATGTACACGACGAATGGCAGATTGAAGTTATTGAGAAGGACGCTGATAGGGTTGGTAAGATGGGCGTGGAGGCGATCGAGGAAGCAGGCAAGGTATTAAACATGCGCTGCCCCTTGACAGGCGAGTATCGTGTAGGATTTAACTGGAAGGAAACGCATTGAAGATTGATCCAGAAGTATTTGAACAAGGTATTTTTATCTGGGAAGACACAGATGATAACCTTAACATCGGAATGTCAGAAGAGTTGCAGGGTGATCCGCTTTATGCTTTGTTTCTCTTGACAGAGGCTGCAAGATCCATTACCATGCAGATGTTGCAGTCACAAACCGCCCACTAGGGCATAACCGCAGTATCTCAGAAAGGAAGTAAAATGAACGATCTAGTTAAACCGGTAAAGATTAAGGCTGAAGTTATGTGGTGCTTCCACAATAAGCCTAACGAGATGTCTGGCAAGTATCAGATGGATCTTTGCAATCTGTCTGAAAACGCTGTCAGCGCACTTGAGAGTCTCGGTTTGGAAGTGCGTAAGCGTGAAGATAAGCCTGAGAAGGGTTTCTTCATCACTGCTAAATCTGCCATGCCTATCAAGGTATTTGATGGCAAAGGCGAAGACCTATCCAATGTTGCTATCGGTAATGGCAGCACTGCGGTAGCAGTTATCAGTGCCTATGACTGGAAGTGGAAGAACAAGACTGGACGCTCCGCTACCATCAAGAAACTGGTGATTGAGGAACTTCAAGCGTATGAAGCGCCTGAAGGTAGTAATCAAGACGATGATATTCTTTAAGGAGAGAAAATGTATATCGTTAAAGTAAATGGTAAGAAACTGACCCTGAAGACTTTCAAAGAAGGATTCAAGTCCTATGAGATGGCTCGTAACGCTGTTCGTCGTTATCTGCGTAGCCTTGGGCTGGATCGCACACTGGGTCGTAACAATGTTGCCATTGTAAAGGCCTAACATTGATCGCCCTTATTGACGCTGATTCTATCGCTTATCGTATCGCCTTCGGTTGCAATGATGAACCGGCAAAGCATGCGTTAAGAAAAGCATCAGAGTTTTTAGAGGAACTTGTCTACACCTATGTTGACACCGATGATTGCGAAGGCTATCTTACTGGCAAGACCAATTATCGTCACGACATAGCTAAGACAGTTCCTTATAAGGGCAACAGAGTATTAGAGAAGCCTAAGCATCTTGGGATTATACGAGAGTATATGATCAATGCTTGGGCTTTTTCAGTTCAGGAAGGTCAAGAAGCAGATGATGCTGTCTCCATCAGAGCATACGAACTTGGCGAAGAAGATTACATCATTTGCTCCATTGACAAAGACTTAAACAATGTGCGTGGTTGGCACTACGACTTTGGTAAGAACAAGAGATTTTATGTATCTGAGGAAGAAGCAATCAAGAACTTCTACACTCAGTTATTAACTGGGGACAGAACAGATAACATCCCCGGATTGAAAGGCATTGGCCCAAAGAAGGCTGAGAAGATCCTCGATGGTTGCAACACAGAACAAGAGTTGTATAATGCAGTGTTAGAAGCCTATGATGGCAACATTGAGTACTTAACGGAGCAAGGACAATTACTATGGCTGCGAAGAGAAAAAGAGCAACTGTGGCAACCCCCAGTGTTTACTACATAGAATGGGTAGACGCTGTTGCAGATGTTGGTTGGGAATCCGCAACAAAAGCGGAGATTCATCCATGCTTTACCATTGGGTTTGTCATTGATGAAACAGATGATGCCTTGTGTCTTGCATTGACTTGGTCACATAACCAAACCAATGCTAGGATGCACATACCAAAGGCGTGGATTAAAAACAAGAGGAAGATAACAATTGAAAACAAACCAAAAAGAATGCCTAAAGTGCAAAAAAACATTACCAACGACGCTGTTCTCAAAAAAGAAGAGCAGTAAAGATGGTTTAGAAAATAGATGTAAAGAATGTGTTTCTAAATCTAAAAAACAAAATTATGATAAAGAAAAAATAAAACAAACAAGATTAAGAAGTAAAACAAAAAATGTTTTAAGATTTAGATGTAATCAAGCTAGACTTAATTGGAAAAACAGAAGCGAACATCCGCTACCAGATTTAAATTTGTTAGAAGAGCATATAAAAAAATTAATTAAAAACGGATGTTTTTATTCTAAAAAAGAAATAAATGAAGAAAATTTTGGTATAGACCATAAAATACCTTTGAAAAGAGGCGGAACTAACAGCTTAGAAAATCTAGTTCCGGTAGACCAAATGATAAACAAAGCAAAAGGCGATATGACTGATAAGGAATTTATAAGTTTGTTGAAAGTAATTAGTAAATGGGAAGACGGTGGAGAAAGTCTTTTACTTAAGTTAAGAGCATCTAACACAATATTTAAAAGGAGATTTTAAATGGACAGTAAAGTTAATAGTTATGAGTTTGTATTCCGTGAGAAAGAAGAAGACTTGCCGGGATTCCCTGTTGCTCGTCACATCCGCTACTGCGCTGATATTAACCAAGATGAAGTCTGGACAGTTCCTCTGAAAGAGTTTGTATTGTTCCTTAGTTCTATCTATGGCTATGACATTCGTGAGAAGATTGCTGTCAAAGGATTGATTGAAGATGACTTCTTTGAGACGATCCTACTCTCTTCAAAGATCACTGAAGCATTGGAAGAAGATGAAGATACTCAAAACTGGGAAATCTTTAAATGAGAATTTTGTTGCTTGATATAGAAACTTCACCACTGACTGCGCATATCTGGGGTTTAAGAGACCAATACATACGCCCAGAAAATCTGCTAGAGTCTTCCTATGTTCTTTGCTGGGCTGCTAAATGGCTCAACGACAAGGAAGTGTTCTTTGACTCTGTGAAGCAGTCTTCTGCAAAGACTATGTTGCGTAAGATTCATAAACTGATTGATTCAGCAGATGCAGTTGTTCACTACAACGGATCTAAGTTTGACATTCCTACGCTGAACAAAGAGTTTCTGCTTCACTCGCTGCCGCCACCAGCACCATACAAGCAGATTGACTTGCTAAAGTCTGTGCGTCAGCAGTTTCGTTTTCCTAGTAATAAACTAGACTATGTTGCTCAACGATTGGGACTAGGAAAGAAAACTGAGCATGAAGGTTATACACTGTGGGTCAAGTGTATGAACAAAGACAAAGATGCTTGGGTCAAGATGGAAGAGTACAACAAGCAAGATGTATTGCTGCTAGAGAAAGTATATGCGAAGGTATTGCCTTGGATTAAGAACCACCCTAACCATAACTTGTTTGATGGTCATGGCTGTCCTACTTGTGGTTCTAGTAAACTCCAGAAGCGTGGATTTGCTTATACAACTACTGGCACATATCAACGATACCAATGCACTGATTGCGGTAGTTGGTCTAAGTCAACCAAAGCTGTGAAAGAAAGTGTTAAGATTGTCAACTCTATATGAAAAAATTATTTATTAGTTTTAGCGGAGGAAAGACATCTGCTTTTATGACACACAAGATCCTAACATCTTCGTATAAGGATCAATACGATGAGTTAGTAGTAGTATTTGCTAACACAGGTGAAGAGCATGAGAAGACCTTAGAGTTTGTACACAATTGCGACAAGCACTTAGGTTTTAATACTGTTTGGATTGAATCTGACATTCAAGGAAAAGGAGTCGGCGCTAGGCCAAAGATTGTCACTTATGAAACGGCTAGCCGTAATGGTGAACCTTTTGATGCCTTTTGTGCTAAACACGGCATACCTAATATGATTTCTCCGCAATGCACAGCAAGGCTTAAAACCGATCCCATGCATTACTATGTTCGTAAAGAACTTGGCTGGGGAAAGGACTATGATACCGCTATTGGAATCAGGATAGACGAAACTAGGCGTGTATCTAAATCTGCAGATGTTAACAGGATTGTATACCCGCTTGTTGACTGGTTTCCTACAGACAAGATTGATGTAAACGACTTCTGGGAAGACATGCCATTTACTCTTGACATCAAAGAACACGAAGGAAACTGTAAGTGGTGTTGGAAGAAGTCGTTAACCAAACACTTTAAATTGTTAGATGAAAACCCACAATGGTTTGACTTTCCTCAGTTGATGGAAGAAAAATATAGTAAAGTTAGGTTAGACCTACAAGGTAATCCTCAGTATTTCTTTCGTGGTAAAAAGTCAACTATAATGTTAAAAGAAGAGTTTAAACTTTTTAAGGAAAACAACGGTCAGTTGTCTTTCTCATTTAACCCCGATGAAAACAGCGGCTGTTCTGAAAGCTGTGAGGTGTACGGTACAGAGTAATGCAACCAGTTAATCTTTGGAACATCAACTACTTTTTTGATAAGGCTTTTACGATGGACATTAAACGACTGAACGACATCACCCCTGAAGAATGGACTAAAGCAGGCACGCAACATCTTGGTGATCTGCTTAGGGAGAAACTGACAGAAGAGAACGATATTCGTGGTATTTTAAATAAGCGTGAAAAACGCTATGGTGATTACGGCGATGTCTCTGACACCAGCCAACGCATCAAGAATGTTCTTCGTCAAAATCCTAACTGGGATGAGTTGTATCAGTTTCAGCGTGAAAGCCTTGACATGATTGCTAACAAGATTGCTAGGATTGTCAATGGTGACAAAGACTATGTTGACTCTTGGGTTGACATTTCTGGCTATGCACAACTAGTAGTTGACAGGATCAAAGAAGACTGATGGCGATGGGTTCTAACGCAGTCATACCTGAACTGCGTAAAGCATATCAAGCACTCTACGCTGGAAACTACGAAAGAGGCTTCCAAATGCTAGAGCATAGGATTCCTAATAAGTATCCTATCGGTAACGGTGATCGCAACTCCTACACAAGGTCAATGATTTGGCATCCCGGTGTGCCTGTCAAAGGCAGACACATCGTTGTAGACCACGAAGGAGGTAGAGGTGACATCATCCAGTTTTCTAGGTTTATTCCATTGTTAGAAAACTTAGGAGTTGCCTCTATCACTGTCTTGTGTCTGCGTGAACTGGTTTCATTGGTGCGTAGACTAGGCTATAAGACGCTACAACGGCCTGACGATAGCATTGAAAGGGGTAGTATTAGGATCAAGATGATGAGCCTGCCAGCGCTTCTTTTAGAGCATGGCTTGTTTCCTAAAACTTGGACAGACAAGCATTACAAGTCAGAAGGCTACTTTGCCAATCCCAGCATTACAGAAAAGAATGATAAAATAGGTATTCAATGGTATACAACCAATAACTCTTGGAATCATAAGTACAGGAAGATACCACATGAACTGGTTGAGAAAGTTGTCAATAAATTCCCTACTGCCGACATTGTTTCTCTGCAAATGGAAAATACTTTCTTGACTAAATACCTAAATTGTGATAGCATGGCAGGTTCCGCTGATGCGATTCAACAGCTAAAAGCGGTTATTGCCATTGACAGCGCAGTATTGCATTTGGCAGGTAGTGTTGGTACTAAAACTTATGGCTTAGTCGGTAACGGTGATAACTTATGTTGGAGATGGTTTCCAAAGCAGCCTAAGACTTCATGGTATGACAGCGTTACTTGTATTTACAATGAACCTTATGACAACTGGGAGACATCTATGACACTTGCACTGGAGGAACTATGCCATTGACTTTAACTGATGTTATGAGTAGATTAAAGCAACTGGACGAAATAACTTTATTGGAGGTGTTAAACATCACAGCAGAAGATCTAGTGGAACGATTTACAGACAAAATTGAAGAAAACTACGAAGAACTAGAAAGAGAACTTAATGACTAAACTAGATACCTATTCCCAATTCATCTCTAAGAGCCGCTATGCTCGGTTTCTGAATGACAAAAAGCGTCGTGAACATTGGCATGAAACTGTGTCTCGATACTTTGACTTTCTTGAAGAACAACTCAAGAAAAATAACAACTATGACCTCACTAAAGAACTGCGTAATGAACTAGAGCAAGCAGTTGTCAACCTAGAAGTTATGCCTTCCATGCGTGCCTTGATGACTGCTGGCAAGGCCGCAGAGCGTGACAACACTGCTGTTTATAACTGTAGTTACCTTCCTATTGACGATCCTAAAGCCTTTGATGAGGCCATGTACATTTTGCTGTGTGGTACTGGTGTAGGCTTCTCTGTGGAGCAGAAGTATGTTAATCAGTTACCTGAAGTGCCTGATCAGTTGTTTGATAGTGAAACTGTTATCAGCGTTCCTGATAGCAAAGAGGGGTGGGCAAAATCTCTTCGTCAACTCATCGCTCTACTATACTCTGGCGAAATTGCAAAGTACGACCTATCTCGCATCAGAGCTGCAGGAACACGACTTAAGACATTTGGTGGAAGGGCATCAGGCCCTGCACCATTGGAAGAACTTTTTAAGTTTTGTATTTCAAAATTCAAGGGGGCCGCTGGTCGTAAACTTACTTCCCTCGAGTGTCACGATATTCTCTGCAAAATCGGGGAAGTTGTTGTTGTGGGTGGTGTCAGACGCTCGGCAATGATTAGTCTGTCTGATCTCGAAGATGACAAGATGCGCCATGCTAAGGCTGGTGCTTGGTGGGAACAAAATGGTCAGCGTGCTTTGGCGAACAATTCTGCTACTTATCTTGCTAAACCTGATATTGGGCAATATCTGGATGAGTGGACTTCTCTTTATCATAGTCATTCTGGTGAGCGTGGCATTTTTAGTCGTGCTGCCGCAAAGTCTACGGTAGAGAAGATTGGTAGGAGAAATCCTAATTATGATTTTGGAACCAATCCTTGTTCAGAAATTATTCTGAGGCCCTATCAATTCTGTAATCTTTGTGATGTGGTTGTTCGTCAAGACGATACTTTTGATACTCTTGCTCGTAAAGTACGCATTGCAGCAATTATGGGCACTTTTCAAGCCACTCTTACTCACTTCCCTTATCTACGCAAGGTATGGCAGAAGAACACCGAAGAAGAGCGTCTGCTCGGCGTGTCTTTGACCGGTATCCTTGACAATCAGTGGATGGGCGCTGTTAATGACGATACTAGAGCAAAACTAGAAGCACTTCGTGAGATTACGGTCGATGTAAACAAGGAGTTTGCTGAGGCTGTTGGTATCCCCCAATCAGCCGCTATTACTTGTGTTAAACCTAGTGGCACTGTTTCTCAACTTGTTGACTGTGCTTCCGGTATCCATACTCGTCATAGCCCCTATTACATTCGGCGTGTTCGTGGCGACATGAAAGATCCGTTGACTAGCTTCTTGATTAATGCAGGTATTCCAGCAGAGCCTTGTGTTATGAAGCCTGAAAGCACTGTTGTATTCTCTTTCCCCAAGAAAGCCCCTGATGGCGCTCGTGTGCGAGAGGATCTTACAGCGATTGAACATCTTGACATTTGGCTTATGTATCAGCGCCATTGGTGTCATCATAAGCCTTCTGTGACGATTAGTGTCAAAGAACACGAATGGATGGATGTTGGTGCTTGGGTTTGGAAGAACTTTGATGAGGTATCAGGCGTAAGTTTCCTGCCTCATGACGGGGGAAGTTATCGCCAAGCGCCTTATGAAGAGTGTTCTAAAGAAGACTACGAAGCCTTGCTTGCTAAGATGCCTAAAGATATTAAATGGGATGATCTTGTAGAGCAAGAGGACAATGTAGAAGGAGCTCAAATGCTTGCTTGTACAGCCGGTCAGTGCGAAATCTAAGGAGATAGTATGCAAATAACTCTGAGTCTGATTGGTGGATGTATGTGCGGTTTTGAGTATGTCTACGATGACGACTCAGAGTTAAACCATGTGGTTGTAGATTTGTTTATAGTGAGGCTGATGTTTACTTGGGAAAAGAGTTAGTCTTCCAAGAACAAAGCCACCTCTGCCTGTCTACGCTTTACTAGTCCCGGCAGCACTTTACCACCAGCCTTGGTGTACATCATAAAACCTTCAGCAATCTTCTCTGGGTCTTCATTACGAAGTATACGCTGCCTCAGAGTTGATCGCTGAAACCCACCTAATCCGATGTTGTAAGATAGGCAGACACAAGCATCAAATAACTCTTGGTTGCCTGCTAAGTTCGGTGCAAGTTTAAGAACACCACGCTCAAAGTATCGTAGTAACTTCTTAAACCTTTTCTTTAGCTCTTCCTTATCCCATACTTTGTTATCTTCAGGCTTAAGCGGATACTCTTTCCTAATTAAGCCTGTGTATCCTTCTTTTCGCACCATTGGCAAGCGGATCTGCTCTTGGTATAGAACCTCACCCCAGCCAACAGTCCAGATATGAGCAGGACAAAGATATGGCTTGTTTCTGTAACCTTCAAACTGGTGCATCACATGGATGCCTTTGTCAGAAGTCTGCACTACTTCTTACCCCACTGGCGGCTTCCGAACCAGAAGGAAATAATACCACTGAGCAATGCCATTTCATCTTCAGAGAAGATAACATCACTAGCTTTGATCATATCATCGACAGACTGTACTTCACCAGACATCATGAACCAAGCAGTCAGAGCAATATTGATCAGCAGTAGTTCAATAACAAAGATGAAGGTAACTGCGGGACGAACAATGCCATTCAAGTTAACCACCCAAGAAGACGCACGAGACATGATAGCCTTGTCGTGATCTAGGGCAGCGCCTTGACGCTGAGCATCAGTCTCCATAGCAATCTGCTCAGTTTTAATCTCTTCAATCTTAGCCTGAGCAATAAAGCCTTCCTTGGCTAACTGCAACTCACGCTCAGTCTGCATCTGAGCAAGTTTAAGTTCATGGGCTTTGTCAGCCTTGTCTTGGAAATACTCTAGTACCTTAGGCAAGCCAGAGGCGAAGAAACCAATTGCTGATGAGATAAGTGATAACATTATTTACTCCGGAAAAACAACCATAGACCATTGCCTAATGTAGCCAGCAACCCACAAATAACCAACTAAGATAAAAGACAGAGACCAATAGATCATTGTGAACCTACGCAACTTATCTCTATCGTGGCCTTCTTCAGTGTATATTTTCTTTAAGTCTTCTTTTTGGCGTTCTTCTATGACTTCTACTTCAGCCCAGCCAGACTCTCCCCACTTCCTAATAACTTCTTTCTTTAGTTCTTCTCGCATCTTTTGTGCTTCTTTAACACGAGTATATTCATCAACTGCGTCTACGAAAGCATAGTCACCTTTGACTTGTACTTTCTTTTTACGCCAAGCAGTTCTAGCAGCGATGGTCTTTTCATTGAGTTGTTGGACTTGGCGAACAACACCTTCCATGTCCTCAGCAATGGCAATGACTTCTTTTGCGCCGTCTACACCTGCTCTTAGTTGATTTAAAGGACTAGAGATAAGATCCTTTACTTCCCCGATAGGATCTGACATTACTCTACCGTTTCAAAGTCATTAAAAGAAGCTCCTTGTTGACGCTCTTGTTGCGCTTCTTCTCTAACTTCTCCGGCTTGTTTTGCTGCCCCAACTTCAGCAGCTCTATACAAATTAACTCCGTAACGAGTAATTAGCCCTGTTAATGCTTCCATTGCTTTGCTTTTTACTTCTTGGCTAGTAACTGGTGAGTTAAGTTGAACGGTGTATTTCAACGCTTCTTTAGCAGCAGCAGGGTCTTTAAACACTTCCAAGAAAGCCTTATCTTTTTCAAGAAGACCTTTAGACTGCGTTAGGCGAGAAAACAGGATAGCGGCTTTTGTCGGAACACTAGTAATCCTATCCCTAAGAATAGAGAATACTTGAGGAATACCTGAACCAGTTGCTTTTTGTAGAACATCCCCCTCAAGAACCCTTACAGGAGGCTCTATAGAAAACTTCCTACTTAGGATGGACATTGCTTCTACAAGATTAGCAGCTACTTTATAATCACTTCCAAAAGCCCTCTCAAAAGCCTTTTGATTAGTTTGCAAGAACTTTGCAGGATCAGCAGATTCAAATGCTTTCTCAATCATGCTGCCCTGCAGTCCTTTTAAAGCCCTTCCAGAAGGATCTGCTTTGGACGCACCAATTAGTTGAGAAAGTTTGTTCAAATCTTTAAATGCACCACCTTCAGACAGGGACAAAACAGATGAAAGGTCTTGTTTCTTGTTTATAGAGGCTAGTGCAGAGTTTTCTAGTTGCTGTCTTCCCAAAACTGCTGCGTTCTTTCGTTCAGCCCAAGTAGCAATGTTAGTTTGAGCAGAGGACAAAAACTCTTGCAGTTTAGGAACCTTACCAATAACACCTTCATTCTGGCGTATAAACTTAGTCAAGGCTTCTTGATTGATTGTTCCTGCAGCGCTAAGAGAGTTAGGCTGATTTAAGAATTTCTCTACAAGACCTGTAGTCAGGAAATCCTGCGCTTCAGGAGTATTACCAAAGATTTTGTAGAAGTCATCTACATTGCTTTCTTTGGTAAGTTGTTTAAACAAATCTTCATCAAGGATACGCTCACCTAGACGAGTTTTTGCACCGATGATTCCACCAAGACCCTTCTTAAACACTTCACGGTACTGGTCATCATAGGCTTGATTAAGAGACTTAAACTTAGAGGAAATGTTAGATGGCAAAGCATCAAGAGAAGCATCCACTTGTTGTTTAAGTTGACCAAGTACAAAAGCCTTCCTACCTGCACCGGGAACTTGATTTGCAGCGGCCTGTGTAGCGGCATAGAAATCTTGGTTTACTCTACGAGATAGCGATCTAAAAGTATCAAAACCAATGTCTTCAAACTCCAGTCTTGTTTCTGGTGGAGTTACTGGCTGACCGGCAGCATTAAGGATAACACCGCCAGTTTCTACCTGCCTTGGTTTAAAAGTGTTTTGAACAAGTTGTAACAGTTCAGGTGAACTTTCAAATACTTCCCTGTTTGCTTCAACAGTATTATAAATACCGCTAACATTTTCTTTTGGAAGACGAACACCAGCCTGTGCTGCTTCTTGATCAAGCGCAGTATACTGTTCTTTAAACACTTTATTTACTGCTTCTTTCCGTGCTTCAAAAGACGCACGAATACGCTGACCAATGTCTTGCTTACCAGTCCTAACAAATTGACTGCTTAGGTTTTCAATCTCTTGGTCTGCTTTTTGTACAAGTGTTGCAATCGCTGCTTGAGTTTTATTCTGCTGACGACCAGCAAAAGCAAAAGAAGATTCTGTTACTGGGAACAGTTCAGCAGTTTTAGCACGAACAGCCTGTGCGCTTTTCTCTGTTTGTTGTTCAAGTTGAGGAATAAACTCAGGCTGACGCTCTAGCGCTTCCTTACCACGAAGACGAACAGTTGTAGCGCCGGATGCTTGAAACAAGTTAGGAGCAAAGCCGGGGATAAGTTCACGAAGTTCTTCAACACGGTCAAGTTGTGTAATAATATTTGGATTCTCTTTTAGAATCTGATTCAACTGACCTGCTGTTGTTGCTCTAAGCATTTTCTGGAAATTCTCTTCGCCAACAGACTCATAAATCTTTTGACGAAGTTTAATTCCTTGCGGCTTGGTAAAATCAATTAGTTTACCAGACAAAAGATTGTAAACAGTATTAGTGGCTATACCGGCAGACAAACCGACCGCCAATTGTGCAGGAATTTCAAATGCCGAACCTTCACCGGCAATTCTACCGGCTTCCATTCCTGCACCAACACCAAAAGCAGAAACAGCGGCTTCACCAGCCTCTCTAGGAGATTTTGTAAACAGCGTTGCTCCCTTCGGCCCCGGTAATAGTGTAGTTGGAACTGCACGAACACCACCAGCAACAATCTTTTGTACAGGCCCAGAACCGGTAGGTATATCTTGTGGCCCTACAGCCGATACCACAGATTCCTGCGCTCTTTCCATTACCCTGCCAGTTCCTTCTGGGTCATAGTTAAAAGCAGTAGCACCAAATCGAGGAACAAGAGTTAGAAGTTGAGTAAGATCAGCCAATCCTGCTCGGAGATTATTCTGTAGAACATACTCAAAACCGCCACGAGAAACTTTGGATTCTAGAGGTATTTCTTTGCCAACCCCTGTGGAAGGAGTCATTTGTGGTAAAGGAGCTTCTTCAAATTCTCCCCAATCAATAACTGTTTCCTTCTTTGCCATATTAGTCCTCAATCAGTTGATTTTTAGCAGCAGAGAAAGTATACTTCTTATTTCCTCTTTTTACTTTTGCACCATCTTTCCATCCTTTTTCAGCCACCACTGAAGGAGGAACAGAGATAATTTCTTTTGCTTCCGGAGGATTACCGTATTTTTCTTCAAACTTAGGGGCAATTTGAGAAGCTGATTCTCTATATTTTGGATCCTTTTCTGCTGCTGCTCTATAACCTTTTGTAACATTGTTAAAGCGTTTTCCGATTTCTTGACGAAGAGCCAACAATGCTTCTCTTTGATCGTCTTTAGTAACCTTTCCAATTTCGCCAGTAAGAAATTTAGTAAAGGTGTTTTCTATACGCTGACCAAGATTTCCGGTATTGATAAGAGCTTTAATTTCAGACGCTGCTTTTTGTGAATCTCCGAATACAGAAGCAACTTGTTGACCAAAAGCGGCTTGAGCAAACGGAGAATCACTTTTATTTAATAAAGCAAGAGCATCATCTAAAGCAGACACTTGAGTATCTAGTTGTTTAGTGGCAGTATTAACTTGGTTAATAGCTTTAAACACATCTTCACCGCCAACATTGATGTCTCCAGCTTCTTTTCTCAAAGAACCGCTAAATCTAACAGGCTGACCATTTACCAATGTAAACTCTTCTGTCCCCACCCGATATACGGCTTTTCCATCAGAACTTACACCAATTTTAGATATTTTTTCTTGCCCTGATTTTTCTGCAGCCGCTCTTGCCTGTGCAGTTTTTGCAGCGGTCAATTCTAGATCAGCTTGTTTCTTTTGTTCTGCTTCAGCAATTTGATCTTTTAGTTGTTGAGCCAAGAAAGCCTTGTTACCAAGACCACGAGTAGAAAAATCAGCAATAATTGCATCTAAATAAGCAAGTTTTCCTTTGCTTTGTAAAATAGGAAGATTCTTGTTACGAACATCCTTAACAATATCATCTTCACTTTGTTGACCAAAGATTTTAGGAATCTGTTGACGAGCAGACTCTTGCGCTCTAAACGCTTGAAACTCCGCACCGCCAAGACCACCTAGTTGCGCCTGCTGCATCGCCGCACTGGTTGCTTGTTGTTCTGGTGTTAATACATTACCAAACAATGACTGGGTAACATCAAATCCTTGTGCCATGTTTTTTCCTTAACTAAAGATACCTTTGAGAATTGCTTCGGTAGCGGCCTTAGCTGATTGACCAGCCAATGCTGTTTGACCTGCTTGAATATTAGCAGCAGTGGTCTGGAACGGAACTTGATAACCAAGTCCACGCAGAGTTGCTTCAAGTTGACGACCAGCATCAGTCTGTGCAAGACCTGTAAGACCAGTACCAAACTGGTAAGCACTAGCAAGAGGATTAGTTGCTTGTGCCTGCAGTCCTGTTCCCGTGGTCAGTAGCCCTTGACCAAGGCTGGCTTGACGCTGTGCTTCGCTAGTACCAAACTGTTGTGCAGCAAGAGCATTTTGTGCCTGTGCTTGTTGCTGTGCAGACAACAACGATTGAACATAAGGATTAACAGTCTGTACACCAGCAATAGTTGGAATGTTTTGACCAAAACCAAGAAGTCCTTTTTGACCAAGTGAGCCAAGAAGTCTTGTTTGCTCAATCTCACGCTGTGGTTGTGCCAGTGCCTCTAGTTGACCAAACAAGGTCTGCGAAGCCTGTGCAGGATTGATAGCACCGATAGACTGCCCAGCGCTAGTGAACAACTGATTCTGGATTGCCTGTAGTTCAGGCGATAGAGCAGCAGTAGCGCCGGTAGGCGACACAGTAGCAGTGCCAGTACCGGTGGTTACAGTGTACGGAGTAAACGGCACAGCAGCGGCTGCACCAGCCTGTGTTGCTTGCTGTGTAATTCCAGTACCGGTAGACTTAAGTTGGTTAGCAATGTTGGCAGCAGTAATGGCATCAATACCCGCACCAAACAATCCACCCAATGTTGAACCACCAGTAGTACCTGTAGCGCCGGTTCCGCTAGTACCGCCAAAAACATTCTTCAAGATGCTTCCTGCTTTGTTAAGCAAAGAAGGATTAGAGGCTGCAGTAGCGGCTGCTTGTGGTGAGGTAAACAAGCTTGTTAGTCCGGAACCAGATTGAGTCAAGTTCTGAGCAATCGCAGCATCGCTAAGCCCAGAGGCGGCTAGAGCAGCAGCGTCAGCAGCGATAAACGACTGAACACCTGAAGAAGTCAGTGTTGATGCAATCTGTGCTTGAGATAGTCCTTGTGCTGCTAGTTGAGCAGCGTCAGCAGCAACAAAGGCAGCATCAGCGGCTGCTGCAGATCCAGCAGAAGAAAACAAACTAGAAGGAAGACCAAAGGTTGTGCCGGCAACGGCAGCAATTGTAGGCCAACCTACAGTATCGTTAACAAAGTCATCAAGACCGGAACCGATGTCAGAAACAACATCACCGACGCCGCTAACGACATCGCCAATGCCCCCAGCAACATCACTAACGATGTCACCAAGACCACCAAAAACATCACCAATAAATCCGCCCATTATTTGCTCCTGAAGAAAATCTGTCTAGGTTTGTTATCTTTACCTAGAGTGTCTTTAAGATAAACAAAACCAAAAAGATTTAAAAACTTCTTGTGTTTTAGGTCTTCTGGGTCATGCAGAGCGAATACTGGCAGATTAACCAAAGACATTAAAGTATTAAAATCTTGCTTTAAACTTTGCTTTACAGTTTTAGACCACTTATTTACTTTACAGTGAATCCACAACTTATCAGCAAATGCTTCAAATAACACCGTATAATCTTTTTTATAGATTACAGGTATTTTAGTAAGTGCCGCCACCAATAGTCCCTGTGAAAGTACCAGATACAGTTAAGTTTGCTACCGTAACCGTACCAGTAAAGGTAGGGCCAGCCTTATCTGCCTTGGTAGCAACAGCGGTAGCAATGTTGTCAAACTCAGTGTTAATCTCAGTACCACGAACAACCTTGTTAGTGTCGCCACTAGGAAGGCTATCCTTTGTTGCGAAGTTAGTTACCTTTACATAATCTGACATGATTAGATCGTCCTTCCGACAACGGAATAAATGTCAAGTTTCTGTAGAGACAGCGGATTACCGTTGATAGCTGCCTCCACTCCAATTTGAACCACATTACCGCTACCAGACAATTGCTGACGGAGTTGGTCAATAAATATTGAAGCTGCGTATTCAGCAACATTGTACTCAGCAGTGCCATACTCAAAAGTAGGGGCAGTCTGCGTAATTGCTGTAGCAGTGTTGTAGTTTGTATTATAATCGAAAGCCCACTTAATGTCAAGTGTTGTGTTGCTTCCACCGACCACAGTTACAACAATTTTCTTTAATACTTTGGTTACTGAAGGAGCGCCAAAGTCAATGTATGGCGTGTAGTAACTAAAAGTATAGTTGCTACCGTTGTCTTGGTAAGTATTGTACAAAGCAATACCATTAGTTTTACCCATTAGCAGTCTACGGTTTCTAGTGGCAAGCAGCGATGTAGGATTGATGGTATCCCAGATGGTTGCTCTAAAAGACCCATCTTCTAGCGGCGCTCTAACATCAAAGCAATAAGTAAAACCGCTGGTAGGCAAAGCCAACAGATAGAAAGCATCTTGTTCATAATAGACACTGCGGAGGGTGTCTTTGTCTTCGTTGGTCAAAGTTAACAAGAACTGGTCACGAACATTCTTGCTAATGTCACGCATCGGTGAAGATTTCTCTTGGATTGTACGACCAAGGCTACGAACACCGCTGTTAGACAAGAAGATAATATCTGTACCAATGTTCTGTACACTGTCTCTAGCAATACAACCAACACCTTTAATTACATCACTAAGTTGCAAGGTGTCAATGTTATCTGCACCGCTGTAGATAGCGATATTGTTTTGACAGAATACAACCAAGAAATTATTATGAGCAGCCAGTGCTACAATCTTGTCACCACCGGGAACTACCTGCTCAAGGTTAATAAATCCAGAGCCTACGCCAGTAAAATTATCAGGCTCTAATAGTGCTGAATAATAAATAGTGTTGTTATCAGAACCAATGTCAGCCATCCACATACGACCATAAGCAGCCAAGGCGCAGTTAGGCATGAATGTAGTTACGCTATATCCGGTAGGGACAGTACCAACATCACCTAGACGCTGGAAACCTAAACTACCGGTATGAGCATGAGCAGTAGCACCAAGTTCATGGAATACCAATGTAGGTTGATTCTTTTGAACTAGATAAGCATGAGGCGATAGATTTAAACCACTATCATAAATAGGCTGAACAATCTGCCAGTTATCAGCACTGATTGTGTAGGTTAAGTCAGCAGTGTCGTCACTGTTACGCACTGCTTTCTCAGTCAGCGTTGTCTCGCCAGTAAACAACTTGGCATTACCGGCAGAGATGATGGTGTAAGTAGCGTCACCATTGTCAAACTGAAACATAGCCTTGATGTTGGAACTAGTGCCGCCAGAGGTGGTAGAATATGTCCAACCCTTTCTAGCACCGATCCTACCAAACTTGTCAATAACAGCGTTGTAGGCCTGCGTAGCAAAGGCAGGATTAAGCGTTACAGGAGAGTCTTGGTTATTAAGACCAAAGTACCCCGGTGAGGTCAGCGATATGGATTGTAGTGGCTTGTTAGGCATTATACCCAGTTCCAGTTAGTTTCATCAGGACGGCGTTCTGCCTCAATTGCAATATGGTCTGACAAAGATTTCTGTGCAACTGCATATTGGCTTGATACATTGATACCACCGTCTTCACCACGCTCTTCAATAGCCTTGGCCCATGCCAGCAGCACTATGGGATTCTTAGGAAGTGCTGTAGTATCTGTATCTTCATCTAACTCTGCTTCTGGTTTAACAACATCAAACTTAAGAGAGTACACACCATCAGGAACAGGGAAAACATCAATCTTAGCATCACCACCAGCAGTAACACCGTTAAAGTTATAATACTGTGGAGCTGCTTTTTGAACACTTGTTGTTAAAGAAAGATTCTCTACCATGTAATCTCTTGGACGATACTCCATAAACAAATCTTCTGTATCGTTGTAAGAAGTAATTACTCTAAACTTGTTACCAACGTTGGTAATTGTGTAGTTATAAGTATCAGCAACAGTAGACACAGTATATGTATCTCGTAGACAATCCCACGACCAAGCATCTTCTACTTCACGTTTAGCATCATTAACTAACTTGCCAATCAAGGCAGAGTAAGTATTCTGATCTACAGAAGCAACAGTAGATTCACGCAGTCTTGTCAATACATCATTAACTAATTGTAAGTATGTAGTAGCCATCTAGCAATCCCATTTCTTTAGTGCTAATGCTTTACGAGTTGGTCTGCCTTTCTCATCCTTCATTGGGCCTGCTACACCGCTCATCCTTGCACAGAAGGACTTCCTACGAGCAGCCTTCTTAGGTGACTTAGCAGCTTCTTTGGCAGACACTGGAGGCTTTAGGTTAGCCCCTTCTTTAGCCTTAAAATACGCACGACCTTTAGCGTTAAGACCACCTTCAGGATTCTGATATACTTTCTTAACCATTATGTCTGTCCCGGTTTAATTGGTAAGCAAACACCATCTGCTACACCTTTTGCTTTTTCTACAGCGTTGATTATTTCTATTACTTTTGCTTCGCACTTCTCTTGGCTGTAAAAGTTTTCATCTGCTTTCCAAAAGGCACAACTATCGTTAATGCAGAAGAAGGCTACAGCAATCCAGAAGTTCATTTCTTTGGCTTCTTAGCCGTCTTAGCAGCGTCTTTGAAGTCTTTAGCGGTAGGAGCGCCTTTAGAACCTACCTTACGCATCTTCTCACCCGATCCAGCAGCGATACGCTTGCGTTTAGCGGCGATGTTGGCATATAGTCCCGGCTTAGTACCCACGCTTTGCTCCAACCTTCTTAGCAGGCTTAGGCATAACTTTCTTGCCTGTTTTCATTGCATACTCTTTTGCTTCTTTCTTGCCCTTAGCAGTGTAAGGAAACTTCTTTTTATCGACCATAGGCATAATGTAAACTCCTTATCCGTTATAACGACCAGTTGCGGGGTTCTGAATTGCTTCAAAGGTACAAATATAAGTTACAGCATTGGTGGTGCTATTCTGTATTCTTATTTCATCCCCTTCTTCTAATGCTACTTCAGCGTTAGAAAGAAGAAGATATTCACCAGCGCCTAGGTTCTTACCACCAAAGATTTGATATTCAGTGCTGGTAGAAGAATCATACCAGTAAACGCTAGGGCTGTCATTACTTGCTAGACTAATAACATAAAGAACTTCCCACAAGGCATGATGCTTTGAAGGCACTGTATACAAAGTATACTTAGTAGTGCTGGTTCTTTGCTGTACAGCGCTAACCTTACGGCCTACCATTATTTCTTACCTAACATTTTTCTTACTGTCTCAGTTTCGAGTATTCTAATCCCTGTCCACACAATCGTAAACAAAGCAGCAACAGCAGGTAGAATCTCAGCTAAAGTGCCTACAACAGTAACTACAGATACGGCATCAACAGCGTGTTTAGTGCCTTCAGAAACGCCATGCAGTGCCATAATTAGTCTCCCTTAGGCCAATTCATTGTGTTAACAGTGTCAATCAACTGCTCAACACTGGTAACACCAGCGATAGCGGTTTCTAAGCGATTAACTTCAGTTACTACTGCAGTTCTGTAAGACTGTACAGATTCTGGTATGTCAATATTGCGCTCTGCCTTGCGAATAATGTACCAGTCGGTCTGAGCCAGCAGCGAGCCTGCCGTAGCCTTGACCTGTGCTGTCCACTGCGACTTCAGACCCTTAGTTACCAGCCGCTTGGTGGTGTTCTGCATGGTCTCGGTCAGCGGGTTGTACTCTTGGACATACAGATGGTTGCCGTTCTCGTCTACTTCTTCCCTGTCATCGAGTAGTTTAGGATTGCCCACGCCCCAGTAAAATCGCTGATCGTAAGACTCTGGATCGGCTACTTCTACCACGCCTAGTTTCTGGCGCAGTTCTGCGCTACGAAGGTGGGGATACTTAACCCCAGCCTCAGTGGTATAGGGGCGGTCAATTGAGATTGGTTGTCCGTTTAGTTCAAAAGCCATTTGTTGCTCCTATCGTGCAAGGCTATATTTAAAGGGGTTTTCAGCGAAGGCTGCGTAGATGTATGTCTGTGATGCGTTTACATACCCTGTATTGTTACGCAACTTAAATCCATTGCTTAGTATGTCTATGTCGTTAACTGTTCCAATGGTGGATTCAGAGTAAGCCCGATTTGCATACAAAGAAGTGTCAACCAAATTATATGGCCCACGCAAAGATGATGTATCAACCATGACCCATTCTGTGTCGCTGGCTGTTGACTTAATCATTATGAATCTTGGTCTAAATCCTAAGTAAACAAATGTTCCGTCTGTGCTGGAATTATTTCCGGTGTAACTCCCGAATGCGCTATAACCAGCGATGGGGGCGAAGCAGTAGGCTACATAGGTTGAGTCACTATTGTTCATATAAATTGTGTCTGAACCATGTGTAAAGACTGTGCTAGTCATACCAGATGTATCCCAAATAAATACACTGTTATCCTGACCGCCAGTAGAATTTAGAGCGATGTAATAATCTGCGCTCAAGCCTGTATGCCAACTATTCCAGCCGTATGTCCCGCCATTCCTTTGCTTGCAGATCAACATTTTTATAGGGCTATTAAGCCCATGCCCAACTGTTGCCCCGCTTGTTCCGTTTCCTGTATAGGTAACAATGCTAAACCCAGCAGTGGTATTAGCCGAGACTGTGCTGGTGATAGTGCCATCAGTGTTGCTTACACCAGAGCCGTTGGCTTTCCAGTTCCATGCAACGTAGGTAACGCCTGATTCGTTGTTGACTGCGTATGGGTTTCCGGGGTCTGTTCCTGCCGTTAGTGTGTAACCATCTGCATTAAACGAACTAATATAGCCGTAGACATTATTTCCAGTTGAATTTTCGGCCTCTGTTGTGCTAGTGTGCAATTGTTTATCTGCGCCAGTGCCACGAACAATATCTTGTACGCTTCCTGTATATGCGGCACTTCGTGCTTTTGTCATTACAAATTCAGGCGCAAACCCAACACCTGTAATTTGACGATTGTTTGTTGAGTTACCAGTCCAAAGCACCGCATTAAAGTACTCACCCCCGTCTGCGACGGTTGGTTCCGGAAGATTGGTTGTGCAGAGTGCCTTGAAACCAGAGGGGGCGGTGTAGGCAAATGGGCGTTGACCGAAGTTGACAAAATTTGTCCCTGTGTTTTGATCAAAAGCCGGGAACCACTCCAATCCGCTAGTAAGTGAAATTGATCCTTGACTTGTATTATTTTTATAAAAGGTTACGGAGTTGCTATCCAAATTAAGGGCAACGCCAATGATATCCCCAGATGTATATGTTGCTCCATATGATGAGGCAGTACCATTAACAGATTTATTTCCGTTGCCAAGATAAGACACTCCGGCTGTAGCAATATTTAGATTGACTGTGGCATGAATATTTACAGATGGATTTATTACACCACACCCGCTTGTTGAGCCACCGCCGCCCGGAGCAAATTCCCAATACCATTTTCCAGTAGTAACGCCAATTGTTGCTTTAACAATTCGATCGTTTGATGAAGTATATGACAGGTTTCCATTAACAGTTGTAACTGCTGCGTTCTTATCAAGCGGATTCAGCGTAGCATAATTCCCACGCACCTCACCACCAACACCGGTGTCTGTGCCGTAGCGAGTAGGCGAGTCCACCAGAGAATCATTACCAGCACCAGCAGTCACGCTAAAGTTATTAGGTGTCCAGTCATTAGAGCCAGCAGCGTCATAACCCAATGCAGTAGTGCTGGAGTTGTCAGCAAAGTCTAGGTAGAAGCCGTTAGTACCATAAGAGCCAGAGTAGGCTTTAGGCTTCCATACGCCGGTGTCGGTGTCGGTCTCACCAAATGAGGATGGGGTCAGGGCTTGACCATCGATGAGATGCATCTCTGCCAAATAACCATTGAGATAGTTGTAATCTCCAGATGGCATTCTTCCAATGCGATGCTCGACTGTGTTGTTTACGCCAGTGTCATAGTTTTGTGTTGGATATGAAGCGGTTGAGAATGCTGTGATCTCAAACCCGTTGTAGTAAATCTTTACTCGGTTGCTGGATGTTCCCTGTGTGGTATCGACCGAAATAACCCAGTGTCCCCATGCGCTAACATCTCGAAACACCTGCGTAGTTTCAATGTTGTAAGTGTTTGTGCCAAACCATACCCGCAAGACATCATCGGTATCAAAGCTAATAAGATCCGTATTGCTTGGAGTTCCTAGAATTGGAGTGATTGCACTCTCTGAAATCTTAGAACGCTTGTGCCAAAAAGATAAAGTCCAAGTCCTACGATTGCCAGCACTGCCCGGTGTGCGGTTTAGGTAGGCAGAATCCGCAGAGTTAAACCGCAGACTTCTTTCAATCTGGTAGCCGCCTTCTTCAGCGGCGAACCCAACAGGTAGGATAGCCATTAAGCCAATGCTCCTGAGTTAACAACATACACATTCGTGCCATCAGTAAAATACGAAAGCAGATATGTCCCAGCGGCAGAGATAGTCGCTAGAGCCGTGGTAGATACCTTGGTCGTAGCAGCGGCAGAGACTGTGTAGCCACCAGAGTTCACCAGCAGGATAAAGCCAGACTGACCAGCCGTGATGTTGGTAAAGGTGAGCGTGAAGTTACCAGTTGGCGTGCATTTAAAATTATTCGTAGCCGACATCGAGAACGAACCATCGTTGTCCGTAGTAACAGTGCCACGCTGAGAGATTGTAAAGGTCTGTGCTACATCAGTCTTGGCGGTGTCGGCATCATAAGCCTGTACAGTCGATCCAATGTCAGTGGTAACAACCAGAGTCTTACTAGATGGGATAGTTGTACCGTTGAGCGTCGTAGTGCTGCTAGAAGTCAATGAGGTAAATGCACCGGTAGAAGCACTGTTAGCGCCTACAGGAGTGCCATCGATAGAACCAGCATTGATATCAATAGTAGAAGGAGCAGTACCTAGTTCTACAACATTACCGCCGCTGTCTTTACTATACAGACGCTTGTCGTAGGTATTAACAGCAACTTCAGCGCCACTAGCGGAGTTGGTTAAGTCACCGGCACTAGGTGCGCCAGTGGTATCACGTTTTTTAAGTAGAATAGTAGCCATTATGCCCAGACCCTCATCGGTGTAGATACTTCAACAATCGGTAGCAATGCCTTTTGAGCCTCTGTAAATGAACCACGCAGGTTTACATGCCAGCCAGAAACCATGCTCATTACTGGCACGATCATGCCATCTTCATCAGTCTTGGTAGTACCGGTAGGTTTCCATATCTGACCGATAACGTCCACCAAGCAGTTCACAGGATTGCCTTCAGAGTCAATCAAACCAGCATTGGTCAATGCAGTCTTCATCGTTGTTTCGTTAGCAGCCTTCAAGCACAGGTCTTGGTATACAGGAGTGTCTTCAATAATCTCTTCCATGTCTTTCCTTAACTTGTGAGTGCTTGCAGTTGTACGTTACTTAGGCGAGCAGGGTAGTAAGCAACTTTTTTGATTGTGCCGTTTAGGATGCTGTTTGTAGAAGTCAATGCGCCAATTTGTGCTTGATTGACCGTAGGAACTGACAATGAAGTGTCGTTTGTTGCAATAGTGCCATTTGCCGCACCATTTCCATCATTATTTGCATACGCCAACGCAGTTTTTGAAAATGTATTGTTTGTATAAGTAACAGATGGAATTGCTTGAGTAAGCTGAGTTGCTCCGCCGTTAGCAATAAACACTTTTACGCTTGTTGATGCATTTAAATGGATTCGATTGCTTGTGCTTCCATCAGTTACCGCAAAACTTGTGCGACCTGTAGACACATCATAAGTCGATGCCTCACCGTACAACGTACCCTCTGTAGCGTTATACCAGCTACTAAAGTTAGCACCGGTGATACTGGCTACATCAGCAGATCTAGTAACCTGCGCAGTGGTGGTGGGGATATAAGAAGTAGCAAAGGCTCCGGCTTCTAACTGTGCACCCCAGAGATAAACACCAGATGTTCCGTCTCCTGTGTATAAAGCAGTTGATCCGTTCCATATTCTAAATGAAATATTAGCAGTATTTGTTGCTATTGCAGATTGAGTTACCCCAACTCTATACCAACCATTTCCAACTGGGGTTATAAAAGAAGAAGTAACAGACCCCGAGGTTGTTGTTGCGGTTAATGTGCTTAAATTAAACCATGTGCGGCTTTCATTAAAAGCAGTCCCAACGATAACCATTTGAATGGTTGGTCGTTCACCCGCTTTTACATAAACTGATGCTGTATATGCTGTTCCAGAAGTAAAAGAAAATGTTTGGTCAACTGTATGAGTAGAATTGGAAGTGTTTTCAACTAACTTATCACCATCAATAGTTCCATCAGGAGAAGTTATTGTATTTGCAGAGACACTAGAGTTTCCTTTAGCCCAAGCAGCATTATCAAACTGCTCAGAGTAAGTCATCAAATTAGTCCGCTGCTCTTCTATCAGCAAACCCTTCGGAGCCAGCGTTACTGGGTCATAGTCGAAGCGGGGGTTATTTGAAGAAATGCTTTCAAGAACACCGCTGCTATTAAAACGTGTGCCAGAAGAACCTCGGGAGAAAGTAATACGAGAGTCAAGGGTCTCTGCAGAATCAGTAAAGTCCAGAGACAGAGTAGGGGCGGTGTTAAACCCTACAGGAATAAAACCATTGGCAGATACCAACGTAGCATCAGTGGCACTGCTATCTTGATATACTGGGATGTAGTCAACCCATGCCTGTTTACCGCTTGTAGAATCCAATGGATCAACTAAGTGAATACCTTTTGCATTGTAGGTATTAACTTCTTGATCTTGATACTGAACAAACTTTACAGGAATATAGTCAACCCAGCGCTCTAAGCCAGTAATACTGGACAAAAAGAAAACCACCACACGTTGTTGACCGTTGGTAGTTTCAAAGGTTGAGGGGAAGGTGCGAGGAATCATGTCTTCTCCGTTTAGTTTCCTATATAGACTCTATGGAATCTATATAGAAAACTCCCCAATCCTTGTGAGACTGGGGAGAACCTGACTAATGTTATTAGCCGGGGATGATCAGAGCAACACCAGAGGTGTCACGCAGTTCACCAACACCGTACAGCGTGTCAGCGGTGAGCAGCGTACCGAGGTACTCTTGCTTGTACTGAGTCTGAACACGAACGCCAAGTTGCTCAACCAGAACAGCAAACTCAGGGTGAGCCATCAGAGCAACACGGGGATCCGTGTCAGCGGTGCTGGCGGTGGCAACCGTGGGGCAGTTGGTCGAAACATAGACCTTAACGCCGTAGATGTCACCAATCTGACCGTTACGGATGGTGTTAGCAGAACCAACTTCACCGGTGTAAGCCTGCTCGGTGAAACGGTTCAGACCCATCAGCGTGTTACGAGCAACAGGAGGGATGATGAAGAAGCGATTGTCCATCGGAACATCAGCATCGTCAAGACGCTGGATGGTGCGACGAATACCGTCATCAGTCAAAGCCGTTTCGTTACCAGAGTTGGTGTTAGCGGTAGCATCCCAAGCGGTAGAACCGTCACCGCCGATGAAAGCGCCAGAGTAGGAAGTTCCACCCTGCAGACCAGCAGCCAGAGCCAGCAGGTCAGTGTCAATACGAGTAGCCAGAGAATAACCAGCGTCATCCGTGTAGAAGCGACGCAGCGACGACAGAGCCTGAACTTCAGCAAAGTCTTCGATCAGTCGGCTGTACTCGAAGTGGCTGTTGATGGTAACAGTCTTCTCAGTACCGCTCTCAGCAATCAGAGTAACTTGGCTGTTAGCAGTCTTAGCAGAAGCAGTGCCACGAGCGGGAGCGGGGAAATGAACAACATCGCCCTTCTTACCCTTCATGTTCATCTTCTTGATCAGATTAGCAGCAACAAGGTTCTTCTTGTAAGCAGCGATAATTTCATCAGACCATACCTCAGGGATAAAACCAGCCGAGTTAACGGCTGATTGAACTACATGGTTTGCGCCTAGTGCCATTTTAAATGTCCTTTATAAAAAGTTAGTTACCTAACCCTGCCTTCTGCATAAGCCGCCATAATCTCAGGCTGCATCATGTCATACTTGTCAGGGTCAGTTTGCATGAGTCGAATAATGTCTGCTCGACGATATATCTTCTTAGACGGTGCTTCGTCACTTCCACCAGATACAGCAGTAGAGGCAGTTTTAATGGCTTGCGACCTTGCCTGCTTCTCAGCAGAAACAGTCTGCTTTGCCACCCCTTGACGATCCTTCCAAGTGCTAAGGAGTTCATCAGCGGCATCAAAATCAAACTGCTTATCAGCCCTAAAGAACAGTTCAGAACGAACTTTAGAAGCCTTAACCCAGTCTTGAAAACCATTATCTTGAACCACATTAAGAAAATCAGGATGCTTTGCTTGTAAGTTCTGTAGAATCTTTGCTTTCGCCATCTCTACAGCAGCAACTTCAGCCTGCTTTACTTTGGGGTGATTCTCGATTGCCTTTGCTACGGCTGCTTTTGGATCAGCGAAGAAGTCATCTTCGTTTACATCCTCTTGCAGTTGCTGGTTGTTAGCAGTTTGGGCCTTAATAAAGTCATCAACAATCTTACGCAATTCACCAACTTCGCTACCCTGACGACCGATCAGCTTCTCAGCCTCACTGTGCATCCGGATAATTTCTTTGAGATCCTTGCCCTTGTATTTTTCGGGAATCTCATCGACTTCTTGTTGTTGAACTACTTCTTCTTCTTGTTGTACTTCTTGCATTGGTTGATCAAGTTCTTGAACTTCCTCTGCAGCGACTTCATTACTACCTTCTTCAATAAACTCAGCCATCATTGTCTCCTAGGCAAATAGCTTTTTAGGAAGAACACTTTAATTACTTGCGGGGTTTCCTTTTCCGCTTACTTCCACTCGTCAGAGCGGCCTGTCTTTCTTTCCCACGCTATATGAGATTGGCGGTTTTTATCCCACTTTCTATAAGCGTCTGGAAAAGCCCCAGTAATGCCTTCCAGCTTTGACCGGGGTGCTGCAAGTAACTTAGAGGCATCATTACCGCAATGCCTACAAGTAACTACCATTACAGAAGAATCAACAAAGTATTCTTCTTTATGTCCTTTGGCGCATTGAAAGTCATTTAGTATCTTCATCTAATTCCTCGTAAGCCGCCTCTGTTAGGCTCTGCAGGTTGATTAGATAATTGATCATGTCTAACTGACCACGCCTGTACCACAAATCTGCTTCGTCACTGCACTTCGTTATGTCACCAACTGTCTTTGCTAACTCTTGGAAGTCTTCTACAAGGTCTTTCCAACCAGCCTGTACAAATAAGTCAAAACGGTGTTCGTAAAACTGCTGTAGTTCCCTGTCTTCCAAGCATTGTCTCCCGAAGTGAGTGCTTTATAAGTAAGTTGGTAAGCGTTTACTTCTGTCTATACTCGCATTATACTACACATCAACAAAAAAGTCAAGTATTATTTAGTATTTGCTCTTGCTGCTAGAACTTGTAACTGAGCAATCTGTGCTTTGGTGTTAATGTCCTTCTCTTTGAGGGCCACATTAGCCAGTTTAATCCTGCGCTCAAACTCAGCGGTAGGATCATTGCTTTCACCAAGGTACTTAGAAGCACTAGCAGCCACTGTAGCCTGCAATTCAGCAGGTTTTAGTTGAGCATCTACAATCTCATTCTGTGCTTTGGCTTGTTTTAGTTGTACATCAGCCTGCAAGTCAGCCAATTCCAACTGAGCCTTCTGCATTTGCAACTGAACAGCCATTTGTTGTGCTTGTTGCTGCTGCGGATTAGGCTGCATCATCTGTGAAAGCTGTGCAATCAGTTCTTCACGGTTGTTTAGGCCACTATTTTCAATAATTGCCTTCAAAACCAGAGGAACAACAGGACTTTCAGGGCCAAGAGTCTTCAACAGGTTCATAAACTGCATCTGTTCGTACTCTCTAGCGATGATTCCAAGGTTAGAAGAGGCCACAAAGTCATAATCAGCAGCAGGATAACGCTCTGGATCAAACTGCATGTAGCGGAAAGCACTCTTTTTAACAAAAGGAATCAAGAACTGCTCTTGGAAGTTAACCAAAGTACGCTTATTCTTCTTCACCAGTGCAGACATGGCAGGATTCAAGCCCTGCCCATCAGCACCAACAGCAGGAATACCAGCAGAATCAACCGTACCGGTAGCCATAAGCATCATTCGCTCAAACTCTTTGGCAGTTGCAAGGTTAGTTGCGTCAGTATTGCCGAACTTAAACGGCAGAAGAGTCTCTGAAGGATTGCCGTTGGTCAGAATAGTCTTACCGGGACGAACTTCAAACTTGCTACCACGAGGCAATCTGGTAGCATCCATAGCCATCATCGGCACTGTGGTCAATGCTAGGCTGTCCAGATGCGAACGAATCTGTGCATCAATAGCCTTTTGCATGTTGTAGCCCTTCTCAGCGATACCACGACCCCAGAAGTGGTTAGGCATGGAGTCATTCTGGAAGGCAACAACAGGACGATCCTTCATCATGTAAGGCGTTTCTTCAGCCTTGAGCAGGTACATATCGTTAGCGATAACGACAATAGCCTCTACCAACTCAGAGAACTCTGCACCTACTTGACCAACATCTTGATCACCCTCGGTAAACAGGTCAACATACTTGTTCTCAAAGGCGTTATCCAACAGAGCCTTCGGCACTAGGCCATAGTAGCGCATCAACTTGACACGATTCTGCTGATTGTGTACATCTTCTTGTACTGGCTCTAGATCAGTGTCAACAGCGGTAGACGAGATTTCTGACACCTTCTCGTACATACCAGACTCCATAGCCTGTACAACCTTATGCAGCGGTACAAACTCTTCAATGGCAACACCAAGAGAATCCTCGATAGCAGCGGCATTGGGGTCAATCAAGAAGTTTCTAGGATTGATTGGTTTTAGCGCTACTGCAAAGCGTTGCTTCTCTTCTACGCCTACAGCGGTTAAACCCATCTCAACGATAGGACGCATTGCAGGAGCAAGGTCAGTCTTCTCTTCTAGCGTAATCTCACCGATGCCGGTTCCGTAGACAGCAGACAGCAGTACAATGTCACTGATGGACTTACGAACCTTGTTCTTCTTAAAGTCTTCAGTTAGTTGGTTCTTGACTTGCTCTACATCAATACGCTGCTGGTCAGCAAAGTTATCAGAGATGTCAAAGAACTTCTCACCTCTACCGAACACTGCTTCTTCAATCTCAGCGACATGAGTCTCAATTGCTTGCTGCAGTGCAGGGGTGACAATCTTGGCTCTCTCAGAGTCACGAGTGGTGTCTTCACCAGACCAGATACCACGCCATAGGCGCTCATAGGCAAGCCAGTCTTCAAGATAGTTTGTATCTCGGTGATTGCGCCAATCTTCGCATTGACCAAGCACCCACCCTGCTAACTGATTATAATTATCCATTCTATGATTCCTTGGTTAGTAACCTACAACATCGTCCATCGGTGTCCACTCTTCTTCATCAAACTCTTCCATGTTGATTGTTTTAGCAAGCTGGTCAACATAGGAAAGAGCATCAATCAAGTCATCGTGAACCTGAGTTGACGGGAACATCAAATACTGGTCAACAAACTCAGACCAGTCTTCATCAGCGTTAAGGATAATGCGGGAGTGTTCAAAGTTTCCCTGTAAACTCCACATAATCCTGTCAGTCTTCTTCTGATTA